AGCAGATATATCTGTCGCCAGCGATTTAAATCTATCAGTTGGTGGTGATATGAAAACTAGAGTCGCTGGTAACTACATAGTTGAAGCAGCCAATTTAGGATTTAAAACTGCTGGAAATATAAACGCAATTGCAGATGGTAATACATTGATAACTGGATCTTCATCAATGCAGCTTCAGAGTGATGGTAATATGCGTCTTGACTATGCACGTGGTGACTTTGGTAATGTTGCAGATAAAGCGGTAGTCGAAGCAACTGGATTATCTTTTATTGAAGTAGGAGAAGCTAGACCAAATCAGTTTAGTTATCTACAAACACCTGTTCGCCCATCACCACCAGTTCAACTAAAATATGTTATTGAAAATGAAAACAACGCAGTTATTAATGACTATGTGGCAAATCCAGACAAATATTATAATCCAAGGGCAGAGGAAAATGGTGTTAAACCTAATCTACCCCCAACACCTAAAGATTCTGGTACTGGACAGAGTTTAAAATCTGAAGCTGTTGCTGGTGATATACCACCATTCTTACAGAAACAATTAGAACTAACTGCAAAGAATGGATACTGGAGAGAAACAGGTATGAATGGTGGTACATCCAATCCAAATATTGTTCGTATTTGGGTTGATCTTGGATACCCAAGTCAGTCATATTGGAGAAACGATCAAACTCCATGGTGTATGGGATTTGTGGCTTGGACATTAAAACAATGCGGATACCGTTATTATCAAACAGCGTCATCTTGGGCAATTAGAGATTCTGCTAGTAAGTTTAATGCAACAAAAGTTAGTCCAGCTGAAGCACAAGGTGGTGATATTGTCTTGTGGGACTTTGGTCATGTCAACTTTGTTTATACTGCACAAAATGGTAAACTAACTTTTGTTGGTGGAAATCAGGGTGGTAAATCTAGAGACAATAATCCAAACTCAGGTGATTGTACAATTAGTTGGGCGAGCGGATGGACACAAGCAAGGGGTGGTATCGTTGGAATCTGGCGACCAAGTAAAACATAATGGCATTTAGTCCTATATCAACAACTCTAGGAACAGTGAATGAAAATACTAATTTCTCATTTACTGTCACCTATGCTACTATATTGCCTCCAGCATCTTTAAGTGTTATTATAACTCCGCTAGAGACTAATCCAAATAGCATAGTAATTTCTGGTGGATCCATAAGTGGATATTACTACGATAGCTTTGATAATACTTTAACTTACAGAACTAAAACAGACACATTTATCACAGTTCCGAAATTTGAGCAAATAGATTTAAATAAGTTAAGCGAAATGGTTTCCTACAAAGCCAGTTTAGTTCTTTATAAAAACTTCACATATAGAGCAGACGCCATGAACACTAACGGAACTGTTGCAGCTTCTCAGATTTATACTATAATTGTTTCTAATGACTGGACTGAAGGTAAAAATAATTTACAAACTTTTGTAGGATACACTCTATAATGCCAGCAGTAATTAGACTTAATGATATGAGCACTGGCCATGGGTGTTTTCCACCCACAAAACTGGCTGTAACTCCTGTTTCTAAAACATTTTTTAATGGAATACTAGCAGGAGTCGTAAGTAATGCGTGCCAACATGAGTCACATTCTTGTGGAATAGTAGTGCATGAACAATCAATACGTAACCCTTCTTCTGGGGCATCAAAAACCTTTATAGAAGCAAATCCTGCAGCCAGAATAGGTGATAATATAACATGTGGTGATGCATGTGGCGAAGGATCTCCAAATTCGTTTATAGAATAACCTAAATAACTAATATGGCACTCAACACAAGAACCTTCTCAGACTTAGACTTTAACTTCACTGCTCATCCAGTGACTAAAGACATTTCACGTAAATTTGATGAAAATGCCATAAAATCTGCTGTTAAGAATTTGATACTAACCGCACACTATGAAAGACCCTTCCATAGTGAAATTGGATCTCCAATTAGAGCACTTTTGTTCGAACTACCTACACCTATGTTTGCTCTTTCTCTTAAGAGAGCCATTATAGATGTTATCAATAACTATGAACCACGTGTTCAAATCATAGACGTTATCGTTTATGATCTAAGGGATGAAAACACAGTAAACGTAACAATAGAATTTAAAATAGTAAATACAGAAAACCCACTTTCTGTAGAAATAGTATTAGAGAGAACTCGATAAATGGCTATAAACAATAAAAGAATTAGCGTAGCTGAATTAGACTTTGACGCTATCAAATTAAACATTAAGAACTATCTCAAAGGACAGTCTGAATTTTCAGACTATGATTTTGAAGGATCTGCTATGGCAGTCCTCATTGATCTATTGGCGTATAATACTCACTACAATAACATTTATACTAATCTTGCATTTAATGAGATGTTCTTAGATTCTGCAAGTAAAAGATCTTCTGTAGTTTCTCTGGCTAAGATGTTAGGTTATACACCAGTTTCTGCAAAGTGTTCAACTGCAACAGTTAATATTACTATCTCTAGTCCAACATCAAACCCTGCAGTTGTGACACTTCCTCCATATCAACCATTTAGCGCAACTGTAGATGGTGAAACATACATATTTTATAATAGAGGTGCGTTGACAGTGCCTAAAAATAGTTTAGGTGTTTATCAATTTCCTAATGTAACTATTGTAGAAGGAACTCCATTAAAATTTAAATATACTTATACTGATGGTCAAAGAATTATTATACCGAATTCAAATGTTGATCTCTCGACTTTGGCTGTTCGTGTTCAAGAAACAGCATCTAGTGATGAGTATACAGTATTCAGTAAAGTAGAAGATTTAGTTGTAGCCAATGAAAGTACAAATGTGTACTTTATTAAAGAAATTGATAATGGTCTTTACGAATTAAATTTTGGTGATGGTGTTGTAGGAACTGCGCTTAGTCCAGGTAATGTTATTACTTTAGATTATTTTGTTTCTAGTTTAGAAAAAGCTAATAATGTTAAATCATTTCTGTATGGTGGTGTTACACTTCTTGGTAGCAATTTAACAGTTGCGACTGTCTCTAATTCTAGTGGTGGTGCAGCTTCAGAATCAATTTCTTCTATTAAATTTAATGCACCAAGAACATATGCTGCACAGAATAGAGCAGTCACTCCAGAAGATTACAGAGTGTTAGTTCGCAATATTTTACCAGAAACTGAAACTGTACAGGTTTGGGGTGGAGAGAACAATATCCCTAAGATCTATGGTAAGACTTTTATTTGTGTAAAACCAACAACTAGTACTAAACTAACAAACTTACAGAAAGAGTACTTGGTATCAAGTTTATTAAAACGAAATGTCGTTTCAATAACACCAGAAATTGTTGATCCAGATTATCTAAATATCAATATTGATTGTACTGTTTACTATAATGATAGAAACACTTCAAAAACACCATCACAACTAACAACAATTGTTAAAAATGCAATAATTTCTTATAACGATGACAATCTTAAGAAATTTGATGGTCTTCTTCGTTTCTCTAGATTGAGTAGCATTATTGATGCATCAGATAGTTCTATCACCAACAACGTGACTAAGTTAACTATCACTAGACGTATTGTTCCAAAATATAATTTAAACTCAGAGTATACTATCAATCTGATTAATCCTATCAGCCAAGAGGGTAACAATCTTGGCGACGTATTTAAGTCTACTGGATTCTTAATTCCTAACAGTACTGTTGTGCACTATCTTGACGACGATGAAAAAGGAAATATTCGTCTGTTCTATTATGACACTAACTTTTCTAAAATAGTTGTTAATGCAACTATCGGAACGATCTCTTATAGCACTGGTTTAATTAACATTAAAAATCTTAACATCGTTTCTTTGGCTGAAGATGCATTCGAGATAACTATAAAACCCTCTTCTTACGATGTTGTTTCTGCTCTAAATCAAATTGTTCAAATCGATCCAGAGTATTTAAATATCTCTGTAATCGCAGATAAGTCATCTAGTGGTAACTTAGAAGCTGGTCAGAATTACGTATTTACATCTGTTAGATAATGTCTAGAAATAAAATATCATCATTAGTTTCTCGTCAGATTCCTGAGTTTGTCAGAGAAGATTATCCAACATTCGTTGCTTTTGTTGAAGCATACTATGAGTGGTTACAAACTCAACTTTTAGACTATGCTTCCACACGAGACTTAGATACAACTCTTGATGAGTTTGTTCAATATTTTAAGAAAGAGTTAGCATATAATCTTCCAAATATTGTTCAGGATGATAGATTTTACATAGAGCGTATTAAAGATTTATACCTAGCCAAAGGTAGTGAAGCATCATACAAACTGCTATTTAAACTTCTTTACAATAAGGAAGTTCAATTATCATATCCTGGTCAGCAATTATTGCGTGCTTCTGATGGTAGATGGAATCAAGATGTATCTTTATTTGCCAAAGTTTTGTACGGAAATCCACAGGATGTTGTTGGTAAAATTGTAGAAATTGAAACTGGTTCTACGATTATTAAAGTGCCAATTGATAGAAGACAAGACATTGAGGGTGAGATTGATAGAATTGTTGCATTGGGTGGTAATGTATATGAATTTTTCATTGATAGAAAATACTATGGTGTTATTGCTCCAGGTAATAGAATCAGATATAGTGATCTATTTCAGGCAGAAATTCTTGCTGTTCCAGTTCATGTTAATGTTCTTCATGCTGGGTCAGGTTTTAAAGTCGGACAGTTAT